TCACAGAGACAGACCGCGCGGGCCATAAGATGCACATGGAGTTGCGCGAGCTAAGCGCCAAAGTGGACGACCAAGGCCGCCAGAGCAGCCGGTTGCTGTTGATTGTGGCTGCTATTGCAGGCGCGGCATTGGGGCTGGAGGGTCTGAGCAAGCTTGGCTTGCTGTGACGTTGAGAAAGGGCTGAGATGTTTGACAAGCTAAAAGCACAGTGGGCGGCCATGCGACCGCCGAAGCCGGAGCGTGCGCCAAAACCAGAGCGCCCCGCCGATCCGCCTGGCGTTATCCCAGAAAGCCTAGTGCGCAGCGCAGAAATCGCTTCTTGGTTGGCGTTTGCGGCGCTGGTTTATTTCCTGTGGCTGTACACGCTGGACATTGCCAAGGACCGCGCCGCCGCGTTGCAGCTGGAGAACGTCGGTCCCTTCATGGGCTTAGGGCTTGACTTCTGGTTCCCGTACATTGTCGGGTTTGGCATTGTAGCGGTGGGCATACCCTACGTGGCCAAGATCGCCATCCCCGTGTTTATGAGCCTGTCCTGGCGCGGGCAGGCTTGGCCGAAGGCGTGGGCGCTGGTGATCGCGTTGAGCGTGTCCAGTGTTATCATTGCAGGCACATTCGCCGTCCAGGGCGATGCGTTGATTGAACGCGATCGCGGGTCTGCGGTGGCGGTGGAAGAAGTGCGCCAAGGGCGAGCGGCGTTAGAAGCGCGTATCCAGGCTCGCACTGATGACCTCAACAGGCTGACAGCGCCGGAAGACGACACGCCAAACATGCAACAGATGGCGGCTCGCGCCGGCGAGGAAGCGTGGTCTGAGCGGGTTGCTACGGCCACGGCGCAGAACAGTTCGCAACGGCTGTCCATTGAGCGCGCTCTATCAGACGCACGCGCAGCAGACCGCATTCGGGCGGACATCGAAACTTTACGTGTTGAGCTGGCAACTGCACCCACTGAGGCCGCAGTGAGCGCGACTGTCGAAAGCGCGAGCGGCAGTGTCATTAGCGGGATGTTGGCGTGGGTCGAGACCTATCGGGCAATCCTGCTTAGCCTCGTTATGGACATTGTCTGCCTGATGATGCCGTGGATCGCGCTGCGCCTGCGCCAAGCGCGAGAGGCTCAGCTGGCAGGCCACGAGCCGCCGACGGTGGAGCCGATTGCAGATGAAGCGCATATGCTTTCCGACCTGCGCGGCCAGGAGCCGATAGAGCCTGAGGTGGATGCATACTTTGAGGACATCGCGGCGCGGCGATCGGAGGCTGCGCGCAAAGGTTGGAACAAGCGCAAGATGAAAGTGCAGACGCGCGAGGGCGGTGCGTTCGAGACGGCTGGCGTGGTCGAAGAGCGATCGACGCAAAGCCCATCAGATGAGCGTGTGGTCAGAGAAGTTGCGCCTGTTGTGGTTGCGGCTGTGGCTGAGCCTGAGCCTGAACCCGTCACCAAGCCTGAGCCCGTCATTGAGCTTGAGCCTGCCATTGAGCTTGAACCCGCCATCGAACTGACAGAGGAAGAAGAACTTCTTGCCCTTTACGGCGATGACGCCGTGGCCCTGCCCGATGGCGAAGGCGTCATGGTGGGAGACAATGCGCCTAAGGCACAATGAGTTGAGGCCCCCGACCGCTAATCGGGAGCCTCAGATTTTGTCAGCCCAGACGCGGCTCTAGGGAGGGATGTGGAAGACGCGCTGTAAAATCACATTGGCAAACGCTGGCGCGTGCGTCAAGCACAAAAAAGCCCCCACGGCGTGAACCGTGAGGGCTTCTTCTATTTGACCTTGGCCCAGCGGCGTTGAGCCAACAGGCTTGCGGGACTGGACGCGGTTTGCGCCGGAATTGGTTGGCGTTGCTGGCTGACGGCCCAAAGACCGGCTACCTTGAGGGCCTCGATCAACACCACAATCGCCTTAAGAACGATGGGCGGCGTCGCAGGCGGCGGGGCTTCGACCGTCGGAAGCGAGGCTAAGCGCTGATGCGCCGCCGCTCGCTGCGGCTCGAGACGGGCCAGCTCAGCATTGCGCGCTTCTTGGTAAGCGCGAAGCCGAACTGCCGGGACGTTGGCCGGGAGAACCGGGACCGCAGCAATTGCCGCTTCGATCCGATTCACCTCGGCCTGCGCCTCAACCCGTGCCGCTTCCGCAGCCAAATGGGGCGCCGCCCGTTCCGTCTCGATCATGGTCAGCGCCCGATGCCCGCTGTAGGCATTGAACAGGCTGACCCCGATCAGAAGAACCCCCGCAACCACAACACGAGCCCAAGCCTTGCGGCCAACGCTGTGTTCAATCGCGAGCGCTAGAGTGATACCGAGAATCTCGGACGCCAACACTAGCGTAACCAGGACCACCGCGACCAAACCCGCCGCGCTGGCCCACCAACCCCAGGCGTTGAGCAGCCCTGAAGCCGCTGCAATCGCCCAGATCGCAACCCCAGCAGCAATGACGCTAGCCGGGACAGAAGGTGCTTTCGACATGGATTGACTCCTTGCTTGCTGTCGATGGGCGTAAGATAGCATCGTGGTACCCTCTTGTCAAGCACGGTGGTACCTGATACGGCTTAATTCATGAAAAAGAACCTGAGAGCGCAAAAGACGTTTCGCGTGTCGCCTGAAGAGGAAGCCCTTCTTGAGCGTCAGGCCGAACGCCATGGCGGCAGCGGCGCCGCGATCATTGCCGGCCTTCGCATGCTAAACGAAGAGGCCTATGATCTCCGCGCGGTATCCTCGCAGGAACTGCTCGCCGAACTGCAAAGGAGGCTCATCACATGAATGTGATTTGGATCGTTAAACCGCGCCGCGAAGCCATGCCTGGATGGCTGATCTATGTCGGCGTCTTTGCTGTGATCTTTGGCGTCAGCATCGGCGTGTGGGTGGCGAGTTAATGTTATGCGCATCTGAGGCAGTCGCCGGAAACTTAAGGGGCGTAAGCATCGATGCGCATAAAGCCAATCGTGTGGCGAGTGCGATAGTTAATGTTTGGCGGCGCTCATGGCTGCGGCTCCTGTGCTTTTGCAATCTCCGCCCAAAGCAGGGCGGCGATGAGGGCGCGGGCGGGAGTTAAGCCAATGGCTCCGTGATCGCCGATTATAGCGCTCCAATGAGCCGATCCGGCATGGCCTTCAACATCAAGCACGCACCCCGGCAACCGCCGCTCTACCAGCGCCACGGCGGCGTCAAGCGAGGTTGTAAAATGCGGCAGCGGCTCCCATTCGCAATCGTCCTGCCAGCGGAATTGCCATACGGCGTCTGAGTACCAACGCCTCATACAAAAGGCCTCACCAAGATGCAGAGCGATCTCCGCATCCAGGGCTCTATCTTCTCCCTCCCCGCCTTCGATGCGGGCGAGGAGAGCCTGGAGGGTGGGCAGGTTAGGGCTCATGGCTGCGGCTCCTGGTCAGCTTGTCTCAAAAGCTCGATAAGCCTCACCCTTTGCCATTGGTGCTCGGTTTGCAGATCGGCGGCAGCGTCGGCGGCAGCTCTGGGGGCAGCGGCGTAGGCTCTGGCGGCGTAGGCGTCGACGGCGGCGTCGTCGGCGGCGTCGGCGGCGAAGTCGTCGCGCTCGGCGGCAGCGGCGGCGTAGGCGTCGGCGGCGGCGTCGGCGGCTCTGGCGGCGGCGTCGGCGGCGTAAGCTCTGGCGGCAGCGTCGGCGGCAAAGTTGGCGGCGGACCGGGCGGCGGCGTAGGCGGCGTCGGCGGCGTAAGCTCTGGCGGCAGCGTCGGCGGCGTAGGCTCTGTTGGCAGCGTCGGCGGCAAAGTTGGCGGCGGACCGGGCGGCGGCGTAGGCGGCGGCGGTGGATTGTCGATTATCCGCGCTTGGATCGTCAATACATCGCCGGGTGGCCTCAATCGCGGCGCGAGGGCGCTTGTCGTTGGGATAACGTCCCTCAAACACCGGCAACACCCGCTCGGCGCAATCCGCGGCCCACACCACGACGGCGCGCAGGTACGCAGGGCTGACACGCGCGGCGAGCCAAACGGCGTGACTGATCTCGCAGCCCGCCTCCAGGGCTTCGGCGATGGTCCACTCGCTGCGCTCCGCGGGCCAGTAGTCAACAAGCCAATTCTTGCCCTCTCGGCAGGCCATCGGCCAGCTGGTCAGGATTGTGTCTAGGGTCAGTGCGCTCATGGCTGCGGCTCCGCAAGGGCGGCTTCGATCAGTCCGATAGCGTCATCAGCAGTCGCAAGCCACGCGCCGATCTCCGCAATGCGCGGGCCGCCCGCAGCCTGCACTACGGCTGGGCGCAGCGCCTTGTCGGTCAGCGCAAGCGCCCCCCTCAGCCGCTCCCGCTCCTCCCGCAGGGCCAGCACCTCGGCGGCGAGGGACGGGGCGGCGGCGATCAGAACAGCGGTCGGCTCTGGCGCGCCCCGGTAGTCGTTCGGTTGAGCAAAGGCTACTTCGCCATAGCTGGCATGATAGACAGTGCGGCCCTTGGCCTTCCACGGCCCAGGCGTGCTTCTCTCGACCAGCGCCCGCAGTTTGTCGTTTGATAGGTCAATCATTGGTTTTCTTTCCATTGGGTTGGGACGCGCCACGCAGGCGATACGGAAACTCCGCCAGCGGCCAGTAGCCGGGGCAAACATCGCCGCCCCACACAGATGGCCCCCAATTGTGATAGGACTGATAGTCAGAATAAGGCTCGGCGAGGTAGCGCCCGCACTCATATTTTCGCGGGCATTCCCCGCCTTGGCATAGGGCGATGTCAGGCATTACAGCAGCCTCCAGAGCAACAGCCACGGCGCCCAGGACAGTGCAATAAGCACTGCCCAAATGCACGCGCGCACGAGCGGGGGGTAAGGGCGGTCAGTCATTCCCATCCCCCGCATCCGCAGCTGCATTGGCCAACCGGCGAAGGCTGGTCACCAGCGCTTCAATGTCCACCAGCGTAGTTTCAATCTGGCGCGTGATCTCTACCGCGCTTTCCTCCAAGTAGTCACCGGCTCCAAAATCGGCGATGTCGCTGACGCTAAGCTGATTCAGCACTGCCGCTGCATGCAAGCGGCGCAGCTGCGTGATGCACGCCTCATACGCCTGCATGGCGCGAGTTGCTTGGCGCTCAACGTCCCAGCCCAAACCACGGCCTTCCTCGGCGATCAGCCGGTGCAAACCCTCAACGTCCATTGTTCTTGCCCTTCACTTTTAACGTCTTTGGCGCAAGCGGCGCGCCGTTGATCGTGGCGCTGGTCAGCCCCTCAGGGCTTGGCGTCACCTTCACAACGTAACCCCGTTGCGCCCAGTATTGAGCGATCACACGGGCTAAGCGTTCGTTCTTAGTCACATGCACCTCCTTGGTTGTGAGGTCACCTTACCACCGATGATCGCAAAAGCAACCACTCTTGTAGCTTTTTTTGTGCATCGTCCAAGCCATGGCCAATGATGACTGTGTGGCCAACGCTGGCAAGGTAGGCGTGCCAATCGGCCTGCACTGCTGACACGACCCCGCCATCGGCGCGCTTCATCTCGACCCACAAGCACCAAGCGGGAACGAAAAGGTCAGGTACGCCAGCGCTGACGCCTTCGACCTTAAGCCTTGCGCCTGTCGTGCGGCTTCGCGCTTCCCCATTGGGAATGGCAAAGATCCGCACTGGTTTGTGAGTCTGGCGAAACCAACTCACGAACTCGCGTTGCTCGACATGCTCAGAACGCGCGGCGACTTTGCGCCCATTGGCGATCGACAACGCGGAAGAAGCGGCTTTCTTGGCGGTATGTGATCGACGTCGGCGCGGGGGCAATTTGTAACTCCTCATAAACCTGATCTTCGTTCTGACCTTTTGATATGTTCAAGGCGCCTAGGATCTTTGTCAGCTTTTCCCACGCACGATGCGACGCCGCCCCGCCATGCCACACGGTAAAATACTCAGTTACAATAGGGTCAGTGTAGCTCGCGGGATAGTACCGCACCCGCAACATGTCCTGCCCATTGTTATGGATATCCCACCGCCAGCTGGCGACTTTCATCTCACGGCCTAAAGCCGCTTCATCCGACATGACTGGCGCAATCTTAAGCGTCAGGTCCGCAGGCTTAGGCGGCGGAAACTTAAACCCACACTTGGGACATTCCCTCACTGCCGTGTGGCATAGCGTAAAGCATACCGGGCAGGCCTTGACCGGCGCTTCACCGCCTTCTGTTTTCTTGGGCCGCTTAACGACCGGATCATCAAAAAAGCCATGCGTGTAGGTCAGCCCGGCAAAGTCCAGAACCAGGCAATAGTCCACATTGTCTTTCAGCCTAGTCCCGCGCCCCAGCATCTGCACATAGAGCGAGGTCGAAAGGGTAGGGCGGCAGCAGGCGATCACGTCCACGTTAGGCGCGTCAAAACCAGTCGTTAGCACATTCGCGTTTGTCAGCGCCCTAATCTCGCCAGCCTTGAACGCGCGGATAATCTCTTCCCGCTCCTTGGCTGGCGTGGTCCCGACAATCGTTTCCGCGATCACGTCTTTTTCCCGCAGCGCATCCCGCATTGCAAAGGCATGGCTGACGCCGACGCAAAACACCAGCCAGCTTTGGCGCTGATAAGCCTTTTCGACAATCTCCTCAGCGACAGATTTGTTCAGCGCTTCCTTGTTAACAGCCGCGTCAAGGTCCGCCTCTACATATTCCCCGCCTTTCTTCTTGACGCCCGCAAGGTCAAATTGCGTGGCCGTAGCCAGCGAGCGCAAGGGCGCAAGATAGCCCTGCTTCACTAGATCCATCACTCCGATCGGCTCAAGCAGATCCGTGAAGAGCGCAGGCGCATCCGTGATGTAACCATGGCCCAGCCGGTAAGGCGTGGCCGTCAAGCCGATCACTTTGAGGTCTGGCGTCCTAGCCGTCAGCTGCGCGATCAACCGCCGATAATGGCCGTCCGCCGTGTGATTAATGCGGTGGGCTTCATCGATAATCACGATGTCCACGCGGCCCAGCAGGTCCACTTTTTTAGCGACACTCTGAATGCCAGCAAACGTGATCGACTGCCCCGCGTCGCGTTGCCTAAGCCCCGCTGAATAGACGCCCAGCGGCGCATCTGGCCAGTGCTGGCGCATCTTCTCGGCGTTCTGCTCGATCAACTCCTTGACGTGAGTAAGCATAAGAATGCGCTGATCGGGGTAGGCCATCACCACCAACCGACAAAACTCGGCGATGATGTGGCTCTTCCCCGCGCCCGTCGGCAGCACCAAGCAAGGGTGGCCGTCGTGGTGCTGGAAGTACTCGAACAGCATGTCCAGCGCGCGTTGTTGATACTCTCTGAGCATTGGTCATCTCCCGGATCAGAACGGCACCCAATGCTTGTCGATCAGCTCCTTCGACGACACATGGCCATCGCCGTTCATGACCTTCTGGCCGTCGATCATGTAGGCCCCGGTCACCCCGTCTGGGCTATCCAGCATTGTCCATGGCGTCAGGTCCGGGTGGATCACATGCTTGGGGCAACCCTCAATTTGCGCTTCAACGGGGATCTCTGAATCCCACACGGCGCAATGGCTTGTGCCATCTGTCCGCGCCGTGTAGTGCGCGCACGTCCTGCAATTGACCTCTGTCGTCAGCCCAGACACATGGCAAAAGTGAAAGCCAGGGCAGGTCTTGCACTGCCACCAAGCCGCGCTGGCCTGATACATAGGCTCGGGCATATGATCGGAGCAGGACACCCTTAGGCCCCGCGCGATGGCGTCTTCCGCCGTCAACCGATCGTATTTGACGCGCTCGAAATAGTAACGGTCATCGTCCTTGCAGATCGCCACATACAGCGCCCGCTCCAAGCCCGTCGCGTGCATGTAGACCTGCATCTGCACGTAGTGTTCTGGCTTGACCGTCTCGACGCCTTGTTTTGTCAGCGTGGTGAAGCTCGCTTTGTTGTGCGTCTTGAACTCGGCCACATGCTGCTTCGTTGGGGCCTCAGGCACGCCAAGGACAATGGCGTCAATGGTCCCCGCAACATGGCCTTCGATCGCCACGCGCGCCTGCTCCGACACAATCTCAATTCCCGCCATCTGGAGATCCTTAAGTATCGTCTCTTCCTCGCGTTGGCCGCGCCGGAAGATGCGCAACACGCGCCCTTCAAAGCTGCGTGGCGCGGCCCAGCGAAAGCTAAGCCACAACCATCGGTCGCAAGGGTGTCCAAGCATGGACGCCCCAAGATGGGGGCGAGGCTCGCGCCCCGCCTCCTCTTGTTGATGAGCCTTGTCAATCAGCGCCGCCAGATCATTCTGGGCTTCGGGAAGGGCGCTCATGACCGCTTCTTCCATGGCGGGGTTTGGCCGCTCAGGGCTTGGCTTGTCGCAGCGCCGGGTTGTGCAGACGGCTGTGCGGCGGACTGTGCGCCAGACTGTGCGGCCGACGATTGCGCGCTAAACCCACTGGCCCTCGCTTCAAGCGCCTTCCATCCCTTGACATCATTGCTGGCTTTGTACTGCCCATCGGCAGGGCGGATCTCCAGCTTAATCTCGCACGTCCCGCCAATCAGTTGATCGGTATCGGAAATGCGCTCCAGCCCGATCGCCATCATGAGCTGGCCCAGCTGCTGGCGGCCAATCTGCTCGGCTTTGGCCGATGGATTGGAGATATTGAGGTTGCCATAGATCACCCGGCCTTGGTGCGTCGGGCCGATGATGTCGTATCTGACAGCGAGGTATTGGCCCGTGTTGGCCTTGTTTGGCCGGGCCTCAACCGCCGCCACCCGCGCCTGATACCAGCCGGGGGGCAGAGGATCGTAGGACGTGTCAAGGGCCTCGGGCAGGTCATCAAGGGAAAAATCAAGCTTCATGGTGGTCTCCTTAAAAGTCTGTGCGAATTAAAAGTCTGCGCGGATGGTAAAGGTCGGGCGGCCTGGCGTGATGGTGATCGCCGGGAGCAGGGGTTTCGTGATCTTAGATGCAGCGGCGTCCCAGATCTTCTTGTTCACCTCAGGCTTCCACCGAAACAACGTGGCGAGGTGATCGGTCAGGCCATTGGCCTCGGCCAAAGCCTGAAGCTTGTCACCGTCGATCTTCCAGTTGTCGCGCTCGGCGATGCGCACCGTGTAACCGGCCCATTCGGTTTGGCCTTTGGCAATCATGGCGTCTTCGATCTTCCGCCGCTTCTCAATAGCGGCAAGCTCGGCTTCTTTGGCTTCAAGCCATTCGGCGGCGAGGTTCACGACGCACCCCCTTGTATCTTCGCAATGATTTGCCCCAAATCAGCCGGTTCCCACGGTGCAAGCTGGCCAGAGCGATCCTTAGCCAGCCACAGCCCGTCGCTGTCGCACATCAGCGCCCGCTGCGGCACGCCATCTGCGTCCCTCTCCACACGCAAAGCCAGCACTTCATCAAAGAAGTAGGGCAAAGCTTGGCCGGTCTTGTTGCCGGGCATGCTAGGGCTGTACAGCATGCGGCCCATCTCATCGGCTTGCTTCTCAAGCTTGGCCGTCATGTAAACGTGCTTACCCGGAAGATCGCGGAAAGCGCGGATCACTTCGGTCATCGTGTCCTGCATGGCGCCATAGGCTTGGCGCGGGTCTTTGGCCACGCGCTTTTCGGCATTCAGCACGACTTCAGCGATCTCGCTGATCGAGTCGATGGCCACGGACTGGAAATCTTGATCCGATTGCAGCCATGCCAAGGCCTCCCT